GACGCCAAGGCAGAAATGTATAAACTACCTGCCATTTATGTTGGCGCTTATGCAGAAAAAGACGCTGAACTTACATTAGAACTTTGGCAAGAACTTAAAAAAGAAATATTACACCAAGATATACAATCTATTTTTGATTTAGAGACTGAACTTTTTCCTTGCTTAGTCGATATGCGTTTTTTAGGAGTGCGTGTAGACGAAGAAGCTGCTCACAAATTAAAGCAACAATTAATTGCACAAGAAAAAGAATGCTTACAAAAAGTAAAAACAGAAACCCAAATAGATGTTCAAATATGGGCAGCGAGGTCGATAGCGCAAGTTTTTCAAAAACTGTCCCTACCTTATGACTCAACCGAAAAAACAAATTCTCCATCATTTACCAAAAATTTTTTACAGAATCACCCCCACCCACTAGTGAAACAAATAGCCCGAGCCAGAGAAATTAATAAGGCCCATACCACATTTATTGATACCATAATAAAACACTCACATAAAGGAAGAATTCATGCAGAAATTAATCAATTGCGTTCAGATAATGGCGGAACTGTGACTGGTAGATTTTCGTATTCAAACCCAAATTTACAGCAAATACCAGCACGGAACAAGGAACTTGGACCTGCTATTAGGTCTTTATTTATACCCGAGGAAGGCCATACATGGGGTGTATTTGACTATTCTCAACAAGAACCTAGGTTGGTAGTGCATTATGCAGCTTTACAGAATCTTTATGGAGCAGGCGAAGTATTGGATGCGTATCACGATGGTGATGCAGATTTTCACAGTATTGTAGCAGAAATGGCAGAGATACCTAGATCGCAGGCCAAGACAATAAATCTTGGTTTGTTTTATGGCATGGGTAAAAATAAATTACAGGCAGAGTTAGGTGTGTCTAAAGATAAAGCTGATGGTTTGTTTAGACAATACCATAATAGAGTGCCATTCGTAAAACAATTAATGGATAATGTTATGCAGCGTGCACAAGGATCTGGTAAGGTTAGAACTTTACTTGGTCGTTTATGTAGGTTCCATTTGTGGGAACCAAATCAATTTGGTATTCACAAAGCATTGCCACACGATGCAGCGCTCTTGGAACACGGACCAGGGATTAAACGTGCGTACACTTACAAAGCTTTAAATAGATTAATACAAGGTAGTGCTGCGGACATGACAAAGAAAGCAATGATAAA